TGTTTAATACTGTATTACTAATCGCCATTTTCTATTTCCTAGAGTATCAATGAAAACACTATTGCTTTCGATTTTGTTACTAATTCGTCTGCTGTTACAGCAGAATTTTGTATGTACAAACCACTGCCTGCTGATCCTGGTGTTGCCGCATATAAAACACTAGCATCTGTTACTGTGGATGGTGTACCTAAACTATTATTAATTTGAATGTTACCTTCTATAGGAACATTGCCGCTGGCCGCTAATATTGTCTGTCCATTAACATCTAAGTTGCCACCTAGTTGCGGAGTAAGGTCATCAACAACATCAGTGATATAACCAGTTGCCGCCGCCGTTGCAATATTACCATAAGTTGAACCATCGTTGGTAATTTGCCATTTTTGAAACGTTTCATTCCATCTTAACTGTACATCAGTTTCGTCACCACGTTCAACTTCAATACCAGCATTAAGAGTTGGTGCTCCTGTGTGCCCAGCGTTAAGTCTGATGATATTATCAAAAATTTCAGTGTTAGTTGTTTCAACAGATGTTGTAGTTCCTGATACTGTTAGGTTTCCAGGAATGCGAACTTCGTTGGCATCTAATATGATAGGATCACCGTTTAACGGATGTATCACATAAGACGCTGATGATAATTTTGTAATTGCCATATAATTCTTCCAGTTTCTATTATTTATGCCTATTAACAGATGATATAATATTCAAAAAAATAGCACTCTTAAGAGTGCTACTTTCTTTAAACTAAACTGAATTAGTTAGTTATTGCTACTGATTCGTTAAGTGTTGCTGAATCAGCCCATTTCACTTTTGCATCTTCAGCAAACTGTGAACCTGTTCCTGGAAGAACAACTACAGTACGGTTTGTTAATTTCTTAACGTAGTATGTACCGCCTGCTGAGTCAGTAGCAGTAATACGCATTTCACCTTCACCTGGTGCTGATGTAACTAGTTTACATTCGCCAGTACCTTGTGCTGTTGTAACACGATAAGTTTTTGAACCTTTTTGTGCTTCAATATCACCTGCTACTGCTGATGAACCACCTGGTACGTATGCTGAAATAGCAATAGCGTTTGTTGCGCCGGTTGTTAATACACCTGTGAGTGTTAATGTACCTTGTGTACCTGTGTCTGCTGTAATTGTTGGTGCTGATGTATAGCCTCCACCTGCTGTACTAACTACTACCCCATCAATAACACCTGCTGTAGCAGTAACAGTAGCAACTGCTTGTGTACCACCTGGTAAGTCTGGTGCTGAAATTGTTAAAGCGTCACCTGTTGTATAACCTGTTGAGTTGTTAGTACCACCAAGTGTTACTGATGCTAAACCTTCACCACCTACACCGCCTGAATTACGGTTACCAATGAATAATTTTTTAATTGGACGTCCCATTTGTTTTCTCCTTTGATTAAATTGGCGTTCTAGGCCTACGCAGTGGGTACTGCATAAACTCTCTTTCGAGCGAACATTATTATTTATACTCTTATTACTTCAGGAGTTATCAGAAGTTATAACCAAAAAAAAGCACCCCGTAGGGTGCTTTTTAATTTCAAATACCAATAATATCTTACTGGAATGAAAGATTACTTACACCAACTTCTTCTAAGTAATCAGCCGCATTACCAAGTGATGATGCAGTGTTTGATAACTCTACATAACCATATCTTGTCATGAAACCAACTACTGGTTCGAATGTTGATGGGTCAAGTACAACACCACTACTCATTAATGGAATATATGGGCAGTAGAATGCGGCCGCGTCAGCCTCACTTGAACCTTTGTAACCAACTAAAACTGCTTGTGTATCACTTGCATAACCGTCAACATAAACACGCATAGCACCGTTTAATGTACCAACGTATTTTGTGTTTGTAGGTGCTTCAAATGTACCTTCTGTACTACGTGCAAAAGCAGAAGTAGTTGCAGATTGTAACACTGTTAAAGCCGCAGGTGAAACAACAGCCCAGTTACCAGCACCGCGACGTGTACGTTGAGCGATTAAGTTTGCCGCACGGTTAATTGTAACCGCTAATGCCGCATGTTCGTCACCAACGAATGTTGCTGTACCTGATACTGTACTTTGGTTGTATGAATATGTTGAACCTGATAAACTTCTTAATGAAGCAAGAATTTCTTGATCAATTTCAACTGTAATTTCTTGTGCTAAAGCCGCCATGATTTCAGCCTCAACATCTAAACCGTGCATAGACTGTGCGTCTTGTGCCGCTTCAAATGTCCAACGTGCTGATAACTTACGTGTTTTAGCCTCAACTACTTGTTTAAGGATTTGAACGTTAATTTTCTTACCTGGGTTACCTTCAAGTGTTGAAGTAGAAGCCGCTAAACCAGCAGTTCCGTCACCTGAGTAAGCCGCGCCTACCTTAAATGGTGATAATGCTTCATCACCAGCAGTTACGTCGTTTGTAGAACCTGTTGCATTGTTTGTTTCAGCATATCTTACACGTAGTGTATGAATCTGTGCAACTGGTCCAGTCATTGGTTGAACACCTACTAATTCGTTAGCGATAACAGTAGGCATAACACGTCTGATCACTGGAAGAATAACACGGTTAAGTGTAGCAACGTTAGTACTACTTGTTGCGCCACTTGTTGCGTTCTCAGCCAAGTGTTTCTTAGTGTTTTCTAATATAACAGCCATTGTTGTTCTACGTGAACCTTGTAAGCCTTCTAACAGGGCGTCCTTGGTTTCGTTCCAACGGCCTTCTAATAGTTGGGTTGTCATTTCTCTATTTTCCTTTTAATTAAAAGTTACTACTTCAGCCCTGCTAAACGTTTTAACTCGACAACATTGTTGTCTTCTGGTGTTTCAACGTCTGACTTAGCAGATTCTTTATTACCAGTTACTTCTTTACCTTCTGCTAAAACAGACTTTTCGGCCTTAGTTTTAGAAGAATTATTAAGAACTGCTGGCAAATACTTATCGTATGCAGATCTGAGTTTATCAGTTTGCACACCTTCGAGTAAGTCTGACATTACTGTCGCTTTCTCTTTGTTTAACGTACCAAGTAATTCATTAAGTGTGTCCTTACGTTCAGCACTTTCTTTGATCACTTGAATTTCACGTTCTTTAGATTCAACTAAAGAAGTTGATTCTTCAATTTGTTTTGCTTTTTCTGCAATCTCTGCTTCTTTAACAGCAAGGATGTCAGAAAGTTTTTTAAATTCTGCATTCTCATTTAAATGAGTACCTGCAAATTCGTTAGCAAACGCTTCAAAGATTCTACGTCCAAACATGTTCTCACGAGCAGTTTGAATGTCTTCTTTTAATTGAGTCAATTCTGACCCTAGATTTTCTGTTACTGTGTCTTTAACAAGTTTAGCACTGCGTTTAACAAATGCTTCTTTTAGTTCAGCAAGTTTAGTTTTTGCTTCTGCTACAAGTTTAACTTTTGTTTCAACTACTGCACGTTTATCTTGTTCAAACTCTTTAATTTCTTCTGCAAGAGCGTGGATTACAAATTTCTCTAGTTTAGCCATAGCCTCACCTTGAACTTTGCGATCTTTACGCAACTCATTGATCTCTTCAGCAAGTTTTGAAACAATAAATTGATCAAACTTTTCTGATTTTTCAACCATTTGTTGCTTGAATTTTACACGGTCTTCTGCAAGAGCCTGTTTCTCATCGGCGAACTCTTTAAGTTCAGCGGTGAGTGATTCAGTAACCATCTTGTCTAGAGCATCAACCATTACTTTCTTGTCATGATCGTAGCGACCAGCGAATTCATCACGCATTTCTGCACGAATCTCTTCTCTGGCTTCATTTAATTTAGATTCCCAAGCCTCATTGATTGCGGTTTGAGCCTCTTCATTAATGATTCCACTATCTAACAATGGTTTGATAGCATCTAACATTGTGATCTCCTATTTAATTTTAAGATCTTTGATTAAACGAGTTACCTCGTTTACCAAATACTTCTGCACTTTTTGATCAACACCGGCTTCGCGAGCCATTTCGAACATCTTAGCACCTCCACGCATATTCATCAGTCCTTCGTAAATCGCTGTTGGATACGCATTAGGGGCACTAGGCTGTGCCACTACATCTACTGTGACTATTTCAAAGTCACTAACTTTGCCGTCAGTTTCGTTGACATTACCACTGCCACGTGAACTAACACCTAGTTTCACACCACTCTCCAACATGGTCTTAACTAACGTACCCATTGGAGTTGGTAAAATCTTTAATTTGCCATAGCCGTTTGGTCCATCCATCCACATATCTGTGATCATGTGTGAAACACGGTCTAGGTTAATTTTCAAATCATCTGGGTGGTCTACTTCGCCTAAGACAGAGTAGCCACCGTTGATTTGTTCATTAAGTTGGGAAACAGCATCGGCAATTTCATTTACAGGATATACACGTTCATTGTGATTTTTAACACCACCTTGAATACATATACCTTTCATATATAAGTTCTTGCTTTTGCCGTCTTTACTATCTTCGGTTAAGATTTCCATCTTAGCCGCGTCAAAAGTCAAGTTCTCTTTTAAATATGATGCCATTGTGTTTTCCTAAATTATACTTTTTTAAGAGGTTGTGCTTTTGTATCAGCGTCAGTCATTTTCTCTGACTTAGGAGTTGGAGCACCTTTTTCTTCACCATGTGATGACTGTGGCTTAGCCTCAGCACCTTTTGCGCCACTGTTAGCCGCTACTGGTGATTTAGTTTGTGCACCTTCTTCTGAAGTTTTAGGTGCTGGTGCTTTTTCTTTGTACTCTTTAACAATCTCTTCTTTTGCTTCAGTTTCTTCTGCTTCTTCAACAGTTTCTTCAACAGTTTCTTCTGCTTCTTCAACAGTTTCTTCTTCAGCAACTTCTTCTGTTTCTTCGTGCATTTCTTCTGGCATTGGCATTTCCATTTCTGGTTCTTCAGCGTGTTCTGGTTCTTCTGCTTCGCCTGCCATTAATGCGTCAAATTCTGCTTTAAGTTCGTCTAAAGCGTCTTCTAAGTCTTCTACACGCTCTTCAACATCACCTTCATGCTCTTCTTCTGCTTCTGGTTCTTCAACGTCCATTTCCATGTCGTCTTCTTCTTCACCTTCTTCTTCAGAAATGCCTTCTTCTTCTGCTTCAACTTGATCAACAATTTCACCTACTTCGTCAGTAGTTTCATCTGTTGTTTCAATTTCTGTAACATCTGATTCGTCAACTAATGATTCATAGATGTCACGTGATTTTTCTACCACGATCTCATGAAATAACTCACGAGCCTCGTCATTTTGGTCGTTGATGATATGCTCAATCAACTGTTCAAACTTATTAGCCATTTTATAAAACTCCTTAAGGGTTATGTCTAAATTTAGAATTCTTCTTTTTTAATGCGTCTTTTATTTAGTTGTAGTAGTATTTAATGCTATTATATTAAAATAGCAATAAAACGGTGTTTTTTGAGTGATTTTAGATAGAATCTGGACTAGATTGTGGAGCAGAGTACTGTTTTTTAACTGATTCAACCTTTTCCTCATGCTCTAGTCTACGTACATCATTCATAACTCTTAGTTTGTTAATCTGTGCTAGAGTTAGTTTAGTCTTACGTAGATCAGACTGAGTAAGAGCCGTATTGTCTTCTGACTCTGTACGTCTGTCTTGGGAATTGGTTTCAAATATATCAACTATGTTCATAGTATTATTTACCAATTATATTTCGTCTGCTGGTGGTGTTTCTTCTGTTCCTAGATCTTCTTCAGGCTCAGGAGCAAGAGTATCTAAATCACTTTCTATATCACTAGGACTAATACCTACTGATCGTAATCCACTCTGCGGAGTAGTAGTATCTGATACTTCTGCATTTTCCTCTGCCCATAACTCATCATTTTCTTGTAGTTCTTCTTCACTGAGATCTAGATAACGTTTAAGTAAGAAACGTTTAGATAGATAAGGAATAGGTTCTAGGTTAGTAAATGCCTGTATTCTTGTAGCATCAACTTCTGCTTGTCTATACTTGGCAAAGTTTTGTGGATCATTTAAACGTAATTCAAATAGACTGTTGTCTATGTTCATACCTCTCCAACGCATAAACACTTTAAATTCTTGATCTAGTTTTTCAACCACAAGATTTTGTAAACGTTGACAATATTGATTGAAGCGCCACTCTTGAATAAGAGCAGTTGTTACTCTACCATCATTGTACTGTGCCGCACTTTCGTCAGCCTGTGTTGGTAAGTATGAACTTGGAATACGTAGACCACGGAACAGTTTGTTAGTAAAGTAACGTAGGTCTGTAATTTCGCCTAGGTTTTGACCACCTGGCATAACTTCAACTGATGAACCTCTACCTTCTGCTGTCTGCGGAAAGAAAAAGTCTTCGTTAGTTGAAAGTGGGTTGTAGGTAGCATCCATC